GGTAAGTGATGGTTATAAGGTTCCTGGTGGTGCGGGAACCTTTTTTCTTGGAAATAAATAAAATTAAACAGAATGTTATGTCTTATACAGTAACGACAAAAAACTGTTGGTATAACGATCATAAAGTTATAGTGAAAATGTTCTTCTTGAATGATGTTCCATTTACTTTTGATGATTTGCCAGAAGGTTATATGTATGATTACGAAATAGTAAAAGAAGCAGAAGAAAATAAAGAGTATTCAGTAGACGATATTTACAAAGGTTCTAACTATTTGATATTGGAAAATTGCCATCCTTGCTTTGACCCGATAGAGATATTGAATCCTGAAAATTTACCAGAAGATATACAGGCATTTTATAATGGTGAAGAAGATTTGCTGGGATAAATAAATCATAGCAAATAGTATAGAAGCAGTAATACAATGCCTCTGAATAAATTAGATTCCATTATCAAGAACACAGAAGGTCGTATTTTATATGTAAGTCCTTCAGACTTGGATGCAACTGATAGCATTACTAATCAAGGTAACTCTCTTACAAGACCTTTTAAAACTGTTCAGAGAGCACTGATAGAGTCAGCAAGATTTTCATATCTGAAAGGAAATAATAATGACGAAACAGAGAAAACTACAATTCTCTTAATGCCTGGTGAGCATGAGATTGATAATAGACCAGGTTATTCTATTACATCTAATGGAACGGTTGCAACTCCTGATGGTTCTGCAGTAAGAGCACTTCCACTTACATTAGAATCTAACTTTGATTTAACACAGAAAGACAATGATCTTTATAAGTTCAATAGTGTTTTTGGTGGGGTTATTGTACCAAGAGGTACATCAATCGTTGGTCTTGATTTAAGAAAAACAAAAGTTCGTCCAAAATATATTCCTAATCCTACAGATTCTAATGTAGCAAGATCTGCCATCTTCAGAGTTACTGGAGCTTGTTACTTATGGCAGTTCTCCATTTTTGATGGAGATGAATTTGGACTGGTTTATACACAACCAAATGATTTTTCTATACAATCAACACCAACATTTTCACACAATAAATTAACGTGTTTTGAGTATGCTGATGGTGTAAATGAAACTGATTTTGGTCCTACAGACCTTGCAATGTACTATGGCAAGTTATCAAAAGCATATGGCACAGGATCAGGAAGAGAAATTGATTCTGATGATGTATTTGAAACTAATGCAGATGGATTTGCTCCAAGAAGACCTGAATTTGAAATTGTAGGTGCATTTGCGGCGGATCCAATTACAATTACTAATATTGAATCTGGTTCTGGTGGAGTTCCGACAAGAGTTGTTACAGTAACAACTAATATTGCTCATAATCTAAATGTAGGAACACCAATTCGTATTACAGGTGTTAGTGATTCTAGATATAATATATCAACAAAAGTTTCTACTATTGATAGTAGTGACAATACGAAGTTCACATACACTCTACAGTCTGATTTTACATTAATCAATGCACAACCATCAATTTCTGGATCAGAAGCAGTAACAATTGAAACAGATACAGTATCTGGTGCTTCTCCATACATCTTTAACATCTCTATGCGTTCTGTATGGGGTATGAATGGAATGCACGCAGATGGATCCAAAGCAACTGGATTCCGTTCGATGGTTGTTGCACAATTTACAGGTGTATCTCTACAGAAGGATGATAGAGCATTTGTAAGATATAATACAACGAGTAGAACATATGATGGAATAACGATTAGTAAAGTAGATGGATCAGACTTATCGGCAGGTTCTTCATCAACAGGAAGGGCATATCATTTAGAATCTGATTCTGTTTATCGTAATGGATGGGATACTTCCCATATTAAGATTACTAATGATGCAATTCTTCAAATTGTATCTGTGTTTGCGATTGGATTTAATAATCACTTTGAGGCACAAAGTGGTGGTGATGCTTCTATCACCAACTCAAACTCAAACTTTGGACAATTATCATTAGTTTCTGGTGGATTCAAGAAAGAGGCATTTGAAAAAGATAATAAGGCATTTATTACACACATTATACCACCAAGAGCAATTGAGTCGGTAGAAGAAAATATTGATTGGTTACAGATTGACCTTGATGCTTCAAATACGACTACAAAATTATATCTCTTTGGATTTGAAAATGAGTCAATAAAACCACCAATTTTAACTCAAGGATATCGTGTCGGTGCAAAAGTAAGTGATAAGATATTTTTAAACATTGGAGGAACAGAATATTCTGCAGATATTTTAATGCCAAGTGGTGAATCATCATTTGATGAGTACTCTGTTGGAGCACCAAATTCATCCAATGTGTTCACACTTTCGTCAGGAACTCATAATTTAACAACTGGTGAAAGGGTTATTATTATAAGTGATGATGCAGATTATCCAGAGAATCTTCAGACAAATACAGTTTATTATGCGATTGCACCAACTAACACTACCATTAAGTTAGCTGCATCAGAAGCAGAAGCACTTGCAGGAGATGAAATCACAGTATCTGGTGGAACTAATTTAAAGATTATCACCAGAGTTTCTGATAAGCAGTCTGGTGATTTTGGTCATCCAGTTCAATGGGATGGAACTGCTGGGCAGTGGTATATTACTACTAGAGCAACAGGAAATACGATTCAACCAAATCTTTCTGGAACTGGTGCATCTGAAACAACATTTATCAAGAGACTTCCTGATAATAGAAGTTTAGATGATAAGATTTATAAAACCAGAGTCGTTATTCCTAACCAATATTTAAACTCAAAAACTCCCGAAGCAGGATTTATTCTCCAAGAATCTAGCACAACTGGTGTTCGTGCAAACACAGATTTTACTGCTACGAGTATTAGTGCATCAAATACTAATGGTGATTATGATTTCAATCGTAATCCAAGATTTATCAGTACATGTTCTTATAGTGGTGTAAGTGATACTGTCACAGTAGTTACAGAACTACCCCATAATTTAAATGTCGGTGATCGTGTATTCATTCGTAATGTCACTGATAGTACCAATACCGCAGGTGACTTTAACAAAGGATATAATGGAGACTTTACCGTAACATCAGTCACTGATGCACTTACATTCATATATGCTTTAGATCGTTCTGTAGGAAGTTTTACTAATGATGTTTCTAACAGAACAACTTCACTGCCAAGATTTGAGAGAAATGATTTACAATCAAATATTTACATTTATCGTAATGAAGTTATTTCAGAATATGATGAAACGAACAACAATGGAGTTTATCATACTTATCTCTTAAATGCATCAAACTCAATAAGTGGGGAATTTACTAACTTTAAGTATAGTCAAAGAGTAACTGATTTATATCCACAACTTGATAGAGATAATTACAATGATAATCCGCAGTCGGCAAAGTCTTTTGCATTAAGATCTCCAATTGGTGATGTATCAACAAATGATCTGAAAAAGAGTATTACAAGAGAAAGTGTAGATTTATTATTAACATCATTAAATATTGGTCTTCCTATCAGTAGTGTAGCAAATAGTCCGACAAGTGCAACTATTACTTTTGATAGAGATCATGGTCTTGGTAGTATTGTAACTGGAACAACAAATGCAATAACTTCTGGATTTACTAATGGAACTTTTTATAATGTAAAAATTTATAATGATATAAGTCTTACAATCTGGCGTGGTGCAACCGCCAAGGTAGTTGTTTCTGGTGGAGCAATAATATCTGTCACCATTATGAATGGTGGTTCTGGATATTCTGCTCGTACATATTACTTAGATACTGCTATTATTGGATCTGGAACGAATAATGATTACACTGTAAGTACTTCTGGTATTTCTGCAGGTATTGGTAATGTAGTCCAATTTACTGGTGTTGGAAATTCTCAAGATACTTATCATCGTATTTCAAGTATTCTTACAAGAAATCAAATTTCAATCGCAAAAACATCAGGTGACGCTACTATCACATCAGATCATTATGCACTTGTAATTGCACCTTCTACACCGTTCACTGCTGTTGGAAACATTATTACTGCAAATTCTCATGGATTAGTGGTTGGTAATAAGTTCAAAGCAATTGATAATAGTAATAATGATCTTGGAAATTACATTGTAGATACTGTCACTGATGTCAATACATTCACAGTGACGGGTGGTATTGGTGGTGCATCAGGATATATTTTAAAGCATGGACTATCTTCAAACGAAGGTGTTTCTGATAGATCTGATGAGAACTTGCAGTCAAGAGGTATTACAATTTTTGCCAATGATTCATTATTACTTTCAGAATCTGGAGGAATTAATTCCACTGAAACTTCTTTTGCAGTTTCTCATTCTGGTATTGGAACGGCACAAAGATTCCCATTAGGATCTTATATTAGTGTAGATGATGAAATTATGAGAATTGCGAGCAACACTCTTGGTGGTGTTGGTAATAATGAAATCACTGTGATTCGTGGAGCATTGGCAACAAAACAATCCCCTCACGTACAAAATTCTCTAATCAAGAAGATTAAAGTTCCTTCGATTGAGTTCCGTAGACCATCAATTCTCCGTGCTTCTGGTCATACCTTCGAGTATCTTGGATATGGTCCTGGTAACTATTCCACAGCACTTCCACAGGTTCAGGAAATTTCATTATCGGAAAAAGAAGAATTCTTAAGTCAATCGCAAGAGAGATCATCTGGTATCGTTGTTTATACTGGTATGAACAACAGGGGTGATTTCTTTATTGGAAACCAAAAGAAATCTTCAGCAACTGGTGAAGAGGTCTCATTTGATGTTCCAATTCCAACTGTAACTGGAGAAGATCCTTCTCGATTAAGTGTAGTATTTGATGAAGTTACAATAAAAGAGAGATTGGTTGTTGAAGGTGGTGCTTCTGGTGAAGTTCTTTCGCAATTTGATGGTCCTGTTACATTCTCAAAAGATGTAAGAATCAAAGAAGAACTTAAAGTAACTGGTGATACTACACTAAAGAATCTTTCATCAACTACAAACACATTACCTATCAATGATAATGTTGATGTTGATGGTGATATAACGGCAGATTCATTTATTGCAACGACACCATCATTTACAAATATTAACGGAAATGACATTTACCATCTATTGCGTTCTAATGGAACACAAAGTCTTATATCAGGTTCAGAAGTTGTAAATGCACTTGGATATACTCCTGCAGATTCTGGGCAAATTACTGGTGATTTTCCTCTTGGAAATTCAATTGTGGTTGATGATATTTCGTCACAATTTAATAGTTCCACTACTGATTTTGCTCTTCTTCGTTCTGGTGCTGCATTTATACCTGCAGGAAGTTCAGCAAACGTAATCGTTTCTTTGGGTGGTGTTATTCAGAAACCATCATTTGATTATTTAATTCTTCAATCTGGAGGTGAAAATACAAATACAATAAGATTTTCAACACCACCACAGAGTGGGGTTAGTTGTTTTATTATTGGACTTGGTGGACAAGGTTCATTAATTTCAAATATTGATTGGGATAATAAAGGTGAAATTATAGTAGCAACCGGCAACAATTCTGCAGCAAAAGTACAGGTCGGACAAAATGGATATGCTTTAACTGCCGATAGTAATGCAACTATGGGTGTCAGTTGGCAACCATCAGTACCTCGTGGTTCTGTATTTTATGTGGCGACAGCAACAACACCATCAGGATACTTATATTGTAATGGAGATGTTATTCCAACCTCAGGGTCTTTCCTCCAAGATGTCAATGCAGCATTATTACAAGAACTTCGCAATCTTTTAGGGGAAACCTATGGTGTTTTTGGGCAACTTCCAGACTTGGTTGATAGATTTGTAGGATACTCTGCAACTCCTGGTGCATCTGATGGTAGTGCTGATGCCATAGTTGTTCAGCATAATCACACAGCAACTTCGAGTACAACAATTAGTCCAAATCCACATAATCATAGTTTGGACGCAAAGACCGATGGAAGAACTGAAGAAGGTAATGGAGATGATGGTGGTGCTCCTTCTACTGATACCACGAACGCAGTAAATCTGACGGCTTCCACCACAACTACAATTGGTAATGCAGGTCAATCCGGAACCAATGCAAACCTACCACCATATCTTGGAATGCGTCCGATCATTAAATACTAATATAAGGAGATAATTTAATGTCACAAACAAAAGCAGAGTTACTTTCAGATTCTTTTGGAACTAATGCAACTGGAACGATTCCGATTGGTGGAATTATTATGTGGTCTGGATCTATTACATCAATTCCTGCCGGTTGGAATTTATGTGATGGAACAAGTGGAACTCCAGATTTAAGAAATCGATTTATTGTTGGTGCTCATAGTGATGGTTCTGATGCTGTATATCCAAACGTACGACCTGGTGCTTTTGGTGGCAGTGCTGATGCTGTTGTCGTTTCACACAGTCATACTGTTAATAGTAATAATGATTTAACCATTAATGATCCTGGTCATACACACGTTCTTCAGGGACA